CGTAAATGGTATTTGTGCTGGTGTCATGATGAAAATACGGTATCACAGGAGATATACATTTCATATAGAGAGATTTTGATAATTGATTAAGCGAAGATCATGGATAAAAACAAAATAGCGGCTATAGTAGCGTTTATCTTCATTTTGCCAGTGTTTTGTCTGGCAGGATTATTCCTGTTAACAGGTTCTGTCATTAAGGCTTTAGGCTATATCCTTAGTTTTAATACCAAATGTGCCTGGTCTGAAATGAGAGATGTTGCTGAAAGTGTAAAGTCTTATTGGTTTCAAAATTAAAAAAACTTAAACCTAATGCTGTATAGGCAAGCGTAGTGAAATATGTGTGACTGTTTTGATAAAGTAGAAGCGAATTTGAAAGAAAAGACTGGTGATCCGGAAGCATCTTTAAATTATATGTACGCCATGCCGTCTTTTGAAAAGAAGCCAGTAATAGAGGCAACATATCGGAATAAGAAAAAAGATGGTACATTCAATAAAAAAGAAAGTACTATATCTATCGCTTATCCTTTCTGCCCATTTTGTGGGAAGAAGTTTTCAGAAGGTAAATAATTCAATACTAAAAATATCTGAAATGTCAATATACAGTAAATACTTAGGGATGGCTTTAGGATTAGCCGCCTTATCACAAGGGGATAAATTATTTTCTGCTGGTTATTCTTTAGATAAGCCTTATTTTAATCCCAATTATCGTAGACCATCTGAAAATAAGGAACTCAGGGAGTTTAATGTGAAAGGAAAGAAGATAATGGCATATTCAAAGAAGGATGCAATTAAAAGATTAAAACATAAAAAATAATGAAAAAGGCAGGTTGGTTAAAATACTGGCTCCGGTTCCATGGATATCGTATAGAAGATTTCAGTATAGGCAAGAAATGGAATCCGGCCAAATTAAAACAAAAAAAGACAATGATATGGACAAAACTTATTTTATCGAATACGAAGTAACAGTAAAAACTGTCGGTGGTCCGATAAGTATCTCCGGCAGAATATTAGTCAAAAGGCAAATGAATGAGTTGTTTGCAAAATTGAACCTTGAAAAGTATCTGGAACGGAAATACGGGGAGGCTTTCAACAGCCTGTATATAAAAAGTATTCGGGAAGACACACTGGGTTTCTACTCCTTCTTAGGAGCGGGATTTGGAAAATAAATTGAGTATAAATAAAATACAAAAGAAGTATGAATGACGTAAAAATTTCCCTTCAGGACGATATTAGAACGATCACGGTCAAACTTGCTGGAGGCAATCCCGGCGCTTTGGAAGCACTGTGTTCCTTTTTCCCGGTAATAACAGATATATTCAAGGAGCATCAAGGAGAAGCCCTGTTTCAAATTTTCATGTTCCTGGATACCTATCGCATATATGGAACGGACATATATGTTTTCTGGAGTGACATTTGCGAGAAGGACACTTTCAAAACGATTGCAGTCATTGAAGCCTGTAAAATCGGTTTGTTTGACGCGCGGATTCTTGCCGATGCCTGCCACCGCCAGGATTATTCCGGTCGGGATATGGTTCCGGTATGTGATCTGGTAAAACAAGTTTGTGAACGATCCCCATTTTTCCAAAGGGCGAACGATGTGAATGCCGGAAATGTCAAGTCTTTCCTATTCCACGTGTAAAATATAGAACGTTATTTGAACATGATTAAAAGCCTGTTTGGGATCAAGAAGAAAAATCTTTTCCCGAAACAGGCTTTTTTATATCCATAAGTTGCATCGTATTGAGTATGACCGTAATTTTGTCATATAAACTGACAAAAGGAACATGTCTAAGGGTAGGAATAAGAATTTGATAAAAAAGAGGAACGAGGCTTTGATCCGGCGTTATTACTATTGGACGGAAGTTCGCCGTCGCCGTTTCGATGATGTCCTTAAAATCCTGTCGGAAGAAGAATTTTTTCTATCGGAGGAAAGAATACTGTCCATAATCCGGGAGGCCGGAAACCGGCATGAAAAAGACAGTGTGCCGGTTCCTCAGTCGCCACACCGCCGTATGCCCCGTATTACGGAAAAACAGCTAAGCCTGTTCCGTTAAGCCGGTTCTTCATCCACGATACATTCATAAGTGCTTTCATACACCTTTATTATGCCAGGCAGGCTGTACCATCTTGACGATATCCTTTCAAGGGTGGTGGCGTTGGCCGGTTCTATCTGTCGGATGACGGAATGCAGCTTCTTGAACATTGCGATCCGCTCTGAGGCTTTACCCGCCACCCCGCTCGTATAATGTGTATCGTCGTAACAATCCAGGCAGAGTTTTATCGTGATGGTGAAGGTTCCCCGCTGGTATTCGTCCGTTATGGTCTCCCAGGCGACTCCTTCCATGTTTATCAGGACGGCGGGGAATGTTACCGGATAATGGTCCTCTTCAGTTTGCAACTGCCCGTAGTCTTCATCGACCAGGCTGACGGACGGCATGTTTTCAGCTATGGCCGTCTGAATTTCATTGAATAAATCTTCCATAGTTCGTTTGATATGTTATGAGTTTAAAACCTTTCGTGTTTCCTCTTCCACGATATTCATTACTTTTTTATCCAGTTCCTCGGAGTGTCCCATGAACCGGCGCTTTGGAATACGAAGGCGGCTTTTCTTTGTCAGGGCCAGCCTTTTCCATACTTCCGCCTCTTCACCAGCCTTTGCCGCCTTCTGCTTTCTGACCTTTGCGGAATCCCCTTTGGCGATCTTCGCCCCGGAAAAGAATTTGGCCCAGGCAAACTTCCTCATTTTGGGAGTCACTCTTATTTCTGCCCCATTGTTATGATAAGGGGCATATTTGACATCCGTGGAAACAATCACTTTCCGGCTTTCAGGAGTGAAATGGATACTTTTCATAAGATGGTCCTGGCGACTGAGCAAAGGGCCGTAACGGTATTCGGCCCTGGCGGAACTTATTTCTTCACGCCGTGTCCTTTTCCATTTTTTCAAACCGTTGTCATTCCACCCGCCGTCACGGAAATTCTTCCTGAAGTGGTTGACGGCCGCATTCCCGACTTTTTTGGGCAGGGTCACGTCAAGCAGCTTTTGAAAAGAAGCCTTCTGCTTTTCCAATTTACCGATCAATCTGTTAAAGTCACTCATGTTTGCTTTTGGTTTATAATAAAATATGTATCTTTGCCAGCAAAGAAGAAAGAGTATCCTATTGTACTGGGTTGGATTGCACATCCTTCACTAAAGGCTTTGGTTACTCTTTCTTTTTTATGTTTTCCACAATGGAATAGAACACGAGTTCCCCGCCTGTCATTTCCCTTATCACCGCAAAAGAAGGTTCACCATCGATATCTATCTCCACGTAATGGTATCCTTTCACCATCGGATTCCCTTTTTCATCGGAGGCATATTTGGCATAACGTCCGTTTTTCAAGAGGCTTTCAATATTCCTTACAGCTTCGTTCTTCTCCATTGGTGACTTGTGTGGCTGGTTCAAAGCCTCTTTTATTCCTCCGACCGTAAAGGAAACGGGAGCCCCCAATCCGGGAGTCATGACCGTCTTTCCGACCAGGTTCCCGGCAGCCCACGATTTTATCTCCTGGCGTTGCCTTTTTACATCTTCCTTTAAGTTCCTTCCTTGGCCGAGTGTTTCTCTGGATATGAGTTTCCTTACGGCCTCTTTCGCTCCCTCATAGGCATTTTGTATATACGGATGGGTATCGCTAAAAAGTTTTGCGTCCCTTCCGGGGTTATTATCCAGTCCGGGAGCCGGGGCATATAGATTTCCGGTATCAGGGATATCCGTTTCCGCCTCGTCCGTCGCTTCCAGGCTACATTTGCAATTCCACCTGTCTCCTGGACGATGTGCCGACCAGAAAGGATCGTCTATCGAACGGATTATACCCCAAAACACACGATGGTCCTCTCCGGGATGTACGCTCGTACTTTCCACCCAGCGCAAGCGGGGAAGTACATCCTTATCCCGTTCGAAACGTCTCCAGTCGCTTGCCTGATGCGCAC